ACCAGATTCGGCTGCGTGCGAGGTCTGCTTTTGGCCTGGGTGTCTGGGTGTACAACTATCGGCTTAGCGGGGTCGAAGGCGACCGTCCCGAAAGATACCATCATGTCCCCTTCATGCGCGAAGCCATGAAATGGTTGTGCACTTCTCTCCGATGGATGCATGACAACGGGCACGCAATGGAGAAGCTACCGCGACATATGAAGATCTGCCACAACCGCTTGGTTAACGACTTGGGTTTTGACGAAGAGCCTTACGATTTTGGCACGATCGAACACGGCATCGAGCTGCAGCGCGAGGCAGATGAACTGATACCGTTGCCGCAATCATGGACCAACTTCCTGCAGCGTCATTTGATTGATGAGCGGGACCGGCTGGACTTTGGCTATCTGTTCCATCTGTTGCCGAGCCCTGACATCGACTCCTGGATTCTCTACACCTCGACCATCACGAGGCTGAGAAATGAAAACGAGGTTGACCAAAACGAGAAGGACCGGTTCATGCGCTACATCAAAAGCGCGGACCTCGTCTACCTCGCCGCCAAGACCAAGGGTGAAGTTAACTACCGATTACAACCTGGTTATGAGATTGACGACAAGGATTGGTGGCAGGCGTCGTGCAGTGGCAGGCCGTCGCTCCCCCCTGAGAATGAGTGGGGTTGTGCGCAGATCTTTCGACACTTCCCCTATTATGAGACCATGCAGCACTGGCACCTCAGTGCTGGGGACACGACGCATGTGATGGCAGACGTTGAACGATACATGGATCCTAGCCAGGCGATGGAGGCGGACCGCCGTGACAGCAACGAGATCTTGTACGTGCTCAGACATGGCAACCTCTTGTCCGGGCAGTGGACGCCTGACGAGGTGAGAGAGGCCATCCGTAGGGGTGAGGCGTTGGGCGACCAGATTTGCCTTTTGGCGGGTAAGGCTGAGAACACCAAGTTTGGAGAGAAGATCCGTGAGACATACTCAGGCGCTGATACCCTGCGCGAGCCACAATCGGAGCACGACCGCAACTGCCAGCAGCTAAACAATGTGATCCCTGGCCCTGTGCTCAGAGCGAATGACTTGAGTGTCACGTCCAAGATGCACAAGTTTGCCGATGAGCTCAGCACCATTGGCCGCGGTGGCAGTATCAACATTGCGACGTCACAAGATGTGTCGAAGTGGTCACCAGCTATGTGTCGCGAGTTCTTTTATGAATACGGTGAGTACATCATGTCGACTACTAAGGAACCACGCCCACTGAGACAGCGTGTCTACTGGGAGGGGATACAGATAGCCTGTGACAAGCGTGGCACCAGACAGTGCGAGCCGATCAATACCGGGA